GCCGACCCGCGGATAGAAGTTTTGGCTCTCATCCCATAACCCGCCGGGATTGGTGATCTGGGGCGTCGTGCGGCGGAAGAATACCGCGGTAAAGTTCGCGACCCGGCCGACGTGGCGCAGCGGCTCCAGGATCAGTCCGACCGTCTTCCCGCCACCCGCGGCACCGCCGTATATGCAGATGTCCGCAGGGGTTCGCAGAAACTCGGTCTGAGGTCCGGGCTGCCCGGAGATCGCTGCCATGGACGGTGGCGACATTCGTCACACGCTGTGCGCCACGGCCGTCTGTCCCGTGTCGCCAGCAAGCGGGCTACCACGGTTATCGGGGAGAGTGCCGACGGAGCGTTCGGTCTGCACGGGTCGCCCTTCCAATTAAGTCCTGAGTTCTGGAGCTACCGTCGCTGTTTCCTGGCGAAGTATTTCTCTTGTGCATCTCGCAGCACCTCCGTCAGCTCGGGGTTTCGGCTGTTATCGGGCAGGACCAGGACTACTGGTGAATTCGATTCAGCATCGGCGCCCGGAATTGCATTATCCGGCGCCATCCGCTCCCGCCAGTGCGCCCTCGTCTTCAGCCAGAAAATGATCGCCGTGATATTGCCCGCCTTTGCAGCAGCGAACAAATAGCCGGAGACCGTCGCATTGGCCTCCGCCACGCCACGATCAAGTTCATCACGAAAGCGCTTGCGCAGCGTCTTCGGGGCGCAGCCGATGATCTTGGCGATGTCCTCCTGACGGACACCGAGACCAGCCAAGTACCGTACCCTCTCGCGCATCGCATCATTCACGACAAATGCCGGTCTCGCCATTTGCGGCTCCTGATTGATCGTGGCCCTGCCTGTCGGCGCGCTGGTCGAACAATTGACCGGAGGCTTGATGTCTGGCGGCGCGCCCGGTGATAACTTGCCAGCGTCGCACGACGACATCGACATAAGCGGGGTTGAGCTCGAGACCGTAACAGACGCGGCCGGTCATTTCGGCCGCGATCAGGCTCGTGCCCGAGCCGAGAAACGGATCGTAGATCGCCTGGCCGGGCCGGCTGTTGTTGGCGATCGGGCGACGCATGCATTCGACCGGCTTCTGGGTGCCGTGCCCCCAGGTCTGCTCGCGCTGCTGGTTGCCGAAAGGGTTGTTGTTGGCGATCTCCCAGACCGTCGTCTGCGTACGGTCACCGCTCCAATGGCTGGCCTTGCCCTCGCGCACGGCGTACCAACAGCTCTCGTGCTTCCAGTGATAATCGCCGCGGCTCAGCGTGAAGTGCTGCTTGGCCCAGATGATCTGAGCGCGAAGCTGCAACCCGCACGCGGCCAGATCGGCGGCGACGACATCGCCGTGCAGAGCCCCGTGCCAGACATAGGCGACATCCCCGGGGAAGAGCGCATACGCCTCACGCCAGTCGCCGCGGTCGTCGTTGAGCACCTTGCCCTGCGCGAGCTTGCCGGCCCCGAGGCCACGGCGTGCTCGCCAGGACGGCTCGTAGCTGACCCCATAGGGCGGATCGGTGATCATCAGGTGAGGCTCGGATCCAGCCAACACGTGAGTGACATCTGCCCCGCTGGTGCTGTCGCCACAGCCAACCCGGTGATCCCCCAACAGCCATATGTCGCCGGGCCGAGTGACTGGTTGATCGGGTATTTCTGGGATGCTGTCCGGATCCGTCAGACCACTCGATCCCAAAGTGGCCAGGATGGTTTCGAGCTGGCCCGGCTCGAAACCGATCAGGTCGAGGTCGAAACCGGCGAACTCGAGTTCCCGGAGCTCGTTGCTGAGCTGGTCGGGGTCCCAGCTCGCCCGCGCCGCCAGTTGATTGTCGGCCAGGCGATAAGCGCGCTTTTCCTCCTCGCTCCAGCCCCGCGCGACGATCACCGGGATGGACTTCAGCCCCAGCTTTGCCGCCGCGCCGACACGCGCATGTCCGGCCAGCAGCACACCCTCCTCGTCGGCCAGCACCGGCATCGTCCATCCCCAGTTGCGGATCGCGTCGCCGATTTTGTCGAGGTCGGCCTCGCTATGAAGCCGGGAATTGTTCGCGTAGGGTGTCAACCGCTCGATCGGCCAACGTTCGACCCGGTCGGCCGGCCACGGACGTGTCGGCCTCGCAGCCGCGAACTCCGATTGTGTCGACAACATTTTTCACCGTTCAATAGTTCAAGTAATAACGAGTACAACGTTCAACCAAACCCGGTACTCTCCTGACCTGTTTTGTCACGTCGGAATGGATCCAACGGCTCGGCCGATGCGGATCACCGCAATCTCTTCTTCGCAATTATTCCGCGGATCGAGCGCCGGCTCGCACATGAGCGAGCTGATATTAGGAGCCGCTCAGAGCACTGAGTGTGGTCGGCGGGACCACCGCTGAAAGGCCGACGTCTCGGAGATATCATATTATCGCTATGCGGCATCCGGGTTCTCGGCATGGACGCCGCACGGCGCCTCGAAGGACGGATCGCTTCGGGTGTTTCGGTCGGAGGGACGGCTCGGTGTGCGGCCGGCTCATGCTGCCCTACCCTCACGCTCGGCGATCCAGCGCAGCAGCGTGAGGGTAGGGCAGATCACCGCGCCGAGCCGGAAAATCGGTATCCGGTTTGCGGAGCGGCTCCGAGACCAAGTGGTGCACGGCGCGCCGCGCGCGCTGGGCGTCCTCGCGCCCGAACAGATATGCGCCGATCGCATCGGCGCCATAGAGAAGATCGTCGGCGAGCGGTAGGGGTGTAGACATATGATCCCCTCGATCATTGATCAGGGAATCTTCCATATATCGCGGCGCGAGTCGGCCGATTGGGCCAATCAAGGCCAATTTCAGATCAAATCGGCCTTACTCGATCAATAGGTTAGGTGCGGCTCCGCGCGTGGCGAGCCCTTGTTGACGCGACCGCGGTACTCGTCGATCCACCTGCGCACGTGTCGACGGATCGTCGACTCGGCAGGATAATACCCCCGCGCGGCGAGCACGTCGGCCACGCAGCGTTCAAGGTTGGCCTGCCCGCCATCCCCAGGCTCGGGGAACCCGTTTTGCTCGAGCCAATCCATCGCGGGTTTCCGGCCGATCACCCAATAGGGCGCTTCGCGCCGGATGGGCCGCTTTTTTCGTTGTGGTTTTGTTTGGACCGGCGCGACTGGCACGCCGTCACGGAGAACCGATCGCGGCACCTCCCGAATTTGACGAAGCCGCAGAGCCGGGCCTACCGATCTGGGATTGCGCCGGATCGCGTTTTGGAGCCAGTGAGGGTGTGGCATTGATTGAGCACCTCCTGCCAGGTGATCCCTGCGGAAATAGCGCGGCGACCGGGGCAGGCCCCAGTTTTCGACCCGTCGGTCTAGCCGCGCCAAATCCTAGTATAGCATGAACGGAGGAGGAACGCCATTGCCGCCAGCGGACACCGCACGGCCCAAACACCTTCGCACGGCTTCTGTCATTGGGCATAGATGAGCAAAGGCTAGGAAACCGTTCGCGGGTCATGCTTCTGTTCGTGATGCACGCGATGGCGCTCACAGGATGCAATAGGCGGAGGGAGGAGGTGCCGATCGCTAAGGCGGAGTTTTCCTCCTAGGCGTCCGACAGCATGCCGTCGGCTCCTCCCCGGCCAGTCCCGTCCCTTGGACCTGGCTAGGTCAAGTGAAGGATCGGATTGAGTCTGATTGGCCAACCCCGCGGGCGGCTAACAATCCGGTGTCCAGGGTTGACGCGATAGCCGTTTCGGCCAGAGAGGCGCCGCCTTTGCGGAGAAAGACGGAAGCCTTTCCATCATGTTGCGGGCCTACATTTTTGGGGGACCGAGCTAGAAAACACCACGATTGATTGTGGTGGACTTGCCGCCCGCATCACGGTAAATTCGCCGAAGCAGCCAGGATCCTTAAGTAGCTGAATATCAACGGATTTTAAGCTGGCTGACGGGTATGTCCGGTCGCGCCGGCTCTTTTTATAGACGGTAAATTGATCGGCGTGTTCCGGTCCAACTCTTGAAAAACACCATTACAACAATGGTTTAACGGCGGCTAGCCGGGGCGGGTTGTTGGGAGAAAAGGTGCCGCTTATCAGCATTTCGAACACCGAAACAGCCCAATTACGATACCAGAATCGCCCAGAACCTCACTGAAATCGAAACCCCGGAAATTTTAATTTCCGAGACGAGTTCGCAGTGGACTCCCTCCTCCAGCAGGGAGTCCGGTGCGAACCTGACTTCCACGGGCTGCACATGCGATGCGGACGCCTATGCGTGGATCGCCCCGGCCTGGCGCGTCACGCTCGGTCGCGGCGGTTCCTCGTAGGGCCGCGGTGCCGTAGGGTCGGGTGGTGGCTGAGGAGGGGAGTCAAGCGCGTTGCCGCTGCCGTCGGCGAGGGCGCGCAGGTAGTAGCGGCGCTGCGCGCCTTTCTCGCAGAAGCGGGCGACACAACCGGCGCTCCGCGCCAACACCGGGAGACACTGATGTCCGACGAATGCATTCATACCGCCGCCATTCGCGATGTGACGCCAAGCGCGCTCGGCTCAACTGATGAGGGACGGACCGCCGGAAACCCATCGGTTTCACGCGTGCTCCTGGTTCCTGGCACGGGTCGGCCAACCAAGGGCGCGAGAGTGAATGACAGCTTCGCACCCGATCCCGTCGATCCTCCGTCCCCGTATTCCGGCAGAGACTGTGTCTCTAGAGCCTCGGAAAACCGTGGGCTATCTCACGTGGAACCAAGACTTCGAATCCATCTCTCTCCAGCGGCGAGTCTGCGAACCATTGGCACATCGGCTCACGGCCCGAACACCAGATTGGGCAGCCACAGCGTCAGCGGCGGCCAATAAGTGATCACCGCCAGCACCCATTCGCGGCATGTTCCCGTTTTTGATCCTGCGGTTGACCTCACACGCAATATTACTGTGCACGGAGGGCGTCGGGGTGAGCCAGATTTATCGGCCAGCCCAACCTTGCCGCTGCCGCCAGCGGCTCCCGCCTGGGAGCGATCCGCAAATTCCTTGCTTAACAACTGCACGCTTAGGATACTCGCCGCATGCGAGATACCAGGCCGTCTCATGTCCGGAGCGTAGCGGTGCCACTCATCATGTACGGTACAGCCTGGAAGGAGGACCGTACTCAGGCACTCGTATTAGAGGCGATT